AATGACAGAGCGTTGGAGTCTCAAGATCAAGTCCGCTGAAAAGCGAGAAAAGCGCGCTTACATCGAACTGTTGGCAGGCGACATGACAACCGGCGTCGCGTCCATCCTGGAAGAATACAACGGCGCGTTACTGGATGAACTACACGCGCTTCAGTGGGATGATCACCGGCTTGCGCCGCATGAACGATGCGAAGACCATTTGGCGGATGCGTACCTTTACGCTTGGCGTTTCTGTCACCAATACTGGCGCGATGAAATCATCCCAGAAGCACCTAAGCGCGGTTCAGCGGCCTACTACCGCGCCATCGAAGACAAGATGGAACAGGAACAGGAAGATCACCTTGAACGCGAACTGAACGCCGAATGGTGGGATGAAGATGAACCAACGGTTTCAACCTGGATGGAAGATGGCCCATGATCGACATAAAGACGGTTGATGAACTGATAGACCTAGTAAAGCGTCTGAAATTCTTAGGCGTTACTCAATTCAAGATCGGGGAAATCGCTATGGATATTACTGGCGATAGCTTCCAGGGTTCTACTCAGGAAGTCTCCGAAGATGAAGACGAAGACGAAGTGCTATACTATTCCGCATAAATGCAAGCTGAACCATACGCCGCGCTTCAATGGTGGACCCAAGATCAACCCTATGATGATCTAGTCCAAGCCTTCCGCGTCATTGAAGCTAGTGATGTGCTGCGCCGCGAATCCCTTTTGCGGTATGTCCGGCTTTACGGCAATTCCGGTATGTGGGGTTATACGCCATTTACCCACAATCAAGTGGTAGACCGCGCCAGAGTCACAATGAATGTGATCAAGTCGGTTTGCGATACGGCCGTGTCGCGCCTATCGCGACAACGGCCGAAGCCGCGATTCCTAACCCATGGCGGAAATTGGAGTCTTCAGCGGCGCGCGCGGTTGCTTGAACAGTTTACGGATCAAGCCTTCTATCAAGGCGGCTTGTATCAGCTTGCGCCTAAGATCCTATTGGACGCCGCCGTTCTTGGAACCGGCTGTTTGAAGGTCTACCGCAAAGGCCGCGAAGTTCAGTTTGAACGGGTGTTCCCCGGCGAGCTGTTTGTAGATCCGGCGGATGGTTTCTACGGCCAGCCGCGCAATTTCTATCAGCGAAAGTTCATTGATCGGCAAGTGCTTATGCGCTTGTTCCCCGATCATGAAAACGAGATCCGCAACGCCACGCGGACAACGAACGCCGAAGACTTCACCGCAACCGCGCTGGTAGATCAGATCGAAGTTCTGGAAGCGTGGCATTTGCCAAGCGGACGCGGCGCGACAGACGGCCGTCATGTGATCTGCATAAGCAATGCAACGCTTCAAGATGATGATTGGGACAAAGGATCTTTCCCGTTTATTTTCCTTCGTTGGACCGATCCAATGCTGGGATTTTGGGGCGAAGGCGTCGCCGGTGAAATCCAAGGAATGCAGGTTGAGATCAACAAACTACTGTTGAAGATCCAGCGCGCATTTCACCTTATGTCGGTTCCCAGAATCTACGTTGAAAACGGTTCTAAGATACGGAAATCGTTCTTCAATAATGAAATCGGAACCATCATTCCTTACAGCGGAAATGTTCCGGTTCAAGTCACGCCGCCCAGTCTGAACCGCGAAATCTTCGACCATTTGAACATGCTGTATTCGCGCGCGTTCGAGATTGCCGGGATCAGCCAAATGGCCGCAACTTCGATGAAGCCGGCCGGACTGAATTCCGGCGCGGCGCTTCGCGAATATCAAGACGTTGAATCCCTACGCTTCACAACCGTTTCTCGACAGTACGAAGAAATGTTCATGGAAGCGGCGCGGCAAGTCGTAGGCATTGGCAAAGACATTTACGCCGAAGACAACAGACACGAAGTCGTTGTGTCGAAGGACTCGAATTCAATCGATGTGATTGATTGGGGTTCGGTCGATATGGATGAAGACTCGTTTGTTTTGAAAGTTCATCCCACATCCAGCCTACCCGCGACGCCATCAGGACGGCTGGCCTTCGTTGAACAGATGATCGCGCTTGGTCTAGTCGGACCGGATGAAGCCAAAGACCTTTTGGACTTCCCGGATCTTGAAGCGAAGCTATCGCTTGATCGCGCCGCTTCAACGCTCATTGATCGCAATATTGAATTGATGATTGATGAAGGCGTGTATGTCGCGCCGGAACCCTACGCCGATCATCAGCTTGCGCTGAAAAAGGTTCAAGCGGCGTTGATGAAGGCTGAACAAAACAACGTGGCACAAGATCGGCTTGCGTTGATGCGCGAATATCTAGCGCAAACGCATCTGATGATGGAACTGGCGCGGCAACAGACCATGTTAAACGCCGCCGGAATGATGAACCCGGACGCGCCGCCAGCGCCGGGAATGGGTGGCGCGCCGCCAACAGCAATAGGCGCGAATGATGGCGTAATGCCAGTCTAAGCAAGGAACAACATGTCAGAGGAAACAACAACGACAGAAGGCCAGAGCGAAGCGGCCGCAACCGAAACGCCGGCTATCCCGGACGCCACTGAAGCACCGCGCGCGGCTGAAGCCTTGCGCGCCTTGATGCAACAGGAAAAGGCGACGCGCGAAGCGCGGCAATCAAACATCGAACATGAAGCCGTTGTCCGCCAGAGCAAGGCGCTTCAACAGCTAGCGCAAGCCGATCCAGTGGGTTTCCTGGAACGTAGCGGCATCAAGCGCGAAGACATTTCACAGCGTCTTTCAGAAGGCGCTGATCCGGTGTCGGATATCCGAGACGATATCTCTTCACTGAAAACAGAGCTTCAACAGCAACGCGAAGCGACGGAACAAGCAAGGATGCAAGCCGCCCTATCTGAAGCCCGTTCCGAAGTGCATAAGTACGTCGAAACGGCGGAAGATACGCCGCTGGTACGGGCAACCGGATCAGCGGATCAAGTGTGGCAGGTAATGACGCATCATCATCAGACAACCGGACAGATCATTAGTGAAGCTGAAGCCGCGCGTAAAGTCGAAGGCCATTTGTCCGCCCAAATTGACAGACTTCTAGAAAGCGACGCAACCCGCGCGCTTATAGAAGAAAAGATGAAAGGCGCTGGCGTGCCAATCGCACCGCCAGCGCCAGTCAAACACAGATCCACCTTGACGAATGAAATGCAGACGGCCGAAACGAAGCGAGTCCGACAGGATCCAAACATGTCGCGCGAAGCATCGTTGGCGGAAGCCGCGTCAATTCTCAAGTGGACATAGGGGATAGGTCATGACCGCGCTAAATATGGATTCGTTCGAGGCTGCACTAAAGCAGCATTACACCGATCTTCGTGTGAAGAATTTGGTGTACCGCAATAACCCCTTTCTCGCCGCCGTACCCAAGTACGAATATTTTGGCGGTAAGAACCTTCCGATCCCGGTTCAGTTCGGAGTTCCACAGGGAAGGTCCGCGACCTTCTCAGATGCGAACAATAACCAGACGCCCGGTAACTACACCGATTACGTCCTTACCCGCGTAAAGAACTACGCGATCGCTTCTATCTCTAACGAGACTCTTGAAGCGTCGGTAGGCAATGCAAATGCATTCATGGAAGCCGCCGCGTCTGAAATCGACGGTGCGCTAAGGTCGCTTACCCAGGATCTGGCTGGCAACCTTTACCGAAATCAGACGGGTATTCGGGGCGTCATTGATGCACTTCCGGCGGCCGATACCATCCAGCTTGAAAACCCGACAAACGTCACAGAGTTTGAAGTGGGAATGCAGATTGTTTTCTCTGCTAACGCGGATGGCTTGCCGTTGACGGGTCCTGTTGGGATCATCGCGGTTGATCGTGACTTGGGTACGGTTCAGGCGGATGCACCGATCCCCGGCGCGCTAAACGATTTCATCTTCCAGCTTGGCGACACGGAAGGCGCTGGCGTTGCCGGTCCTAAGAAAGCCGCCGGTCTGGATGCATGGCTTCCAGCCGCCGCGCCTACCGCCGCAGACCCTGATTTCTTCGGGGTAGCACGTTGGCGAGATCCCAGCCGTTTGGGTGGGCAGAGATATGATGGATCTTCGGAGACAATCGAAGAAGCCATCATCGGCGCGGGTTCACAGCTATTCCGCGAAGGCGGACGGCCGGACATGGTTTTCATGAACCCCATGAACTACAGCGAATTGATTAAGTCGCTTGGTTCAAAGGTTGTTTATGATGTTGTTCGGTCCAGCGATGTTGCCGAAGTGTTCTTTGATTCGGTACGCGTTTACACGCCAAGCGGACAGGTTTCTGTGATTGCAGATCCTAACTGTCCTACGGGCGTTGCGTACATGCTTCAAATGGATACTTGGAAACTGTATTCGCTTGGAATGGCCCCAAAGATTCTCATGACTGACGGTCTAAGGTTCTTAAGAACTAATGATGCTGACTCCGTGACCGTACGATGCGGTTACTATCTACAGCTTGGTTCGAGTGCCCCGGGTTGGAACTCTCGAATCCAGCTAGCAACGCCTTGATTATTCATTAGCCGGCGCGGTCCCAAAGCCGCGCCGGCTAAGCTGTAATGCAAACAGAGGGCAAACAATGCCGAACATGTCAGATAAGAATTTCCCGCACGCGCATGGTTCCGGCCGCGTTGTCGCTGCATTTCAGCTTAGCCATCCTGGATCGACCATTTGGGATCAGCCCGGCCCGGATCAGCCCGGTCCTCCCTATGCGCCCGGTGCTAGCGATATGGGATTTGTTCCGCCGGTTCTGAACGATCCCACCTTGACCGTGACCTATCCCTATCCGGAAGGCGGGCCGCCTTTTGGCGCGGGACTTCAAAAGACGTTTCGCCAGCCATACAACGCGACCTCTGTTGGCGTGTTCGTTCAAGGCTCTGGAACGCGGCGGCTTCCCTACACGGAAACCATTTTGCCGGAAGTAGATAGCTCAATTTCCGGTCCGCTAAATGCGCAGCTTCCAGAGACAAAGATCTATCCATTCGAAATGGTAGATAAGACCGTCTTAGGCCGCACCCATGCACAGGTTGTGTGTTCCGCCATTGGCGGCGATGGAAGCTGTCCCGGATACCCCGGCGAACTGTCCGGCGCTGGCCAATATGCCTATTACGAAGTCGGTTTGAATTGGGAACTTCCTGATTACAAGTTTGAGACGGCCGCGCTTGGTTTCAACGCGGCGAACTTCGCCAATCAAAAAATCGCCAGTGTTCAGCGCGCGATTCAGCGTACCTATTGGGCAACGGCAAGCCTTGCCACTAGCGCGCTATCAGAGTTCCATCCGCAAGTTACATACGGCCAGCCGCTTCCGTCGCAAAACTTCAATGAAGGACCGTTGGACGCCAATCTAACTTCGATGGCTTCAACCACTGGCCTTTCCGATGAAGTTCGCGGAATGGCGACGCCATACGGCGCTGGTCCCTTTGCGGTGTCGCCTTCGCAATCGCGCGTTCAGCCGGCGTATAGTCCAAGTTATCCCGGCGTTGATGAAGACTTCAAGACGCGGCCTTATTCGCTACAGACGCAAGTTTGCGCCATTGTAACGCGCTGGCGAACTACGATTGGTCCGGACGTTGCGACCCTTGAATTTACGCTTGCGCCGATTGTCCGCATTTGGTGTTTGCTGGCGGCCGAATCTGTGTTGCCAGATGAACCCGCGCCAACGGTCGCGCCGCGTCCAATCCCGCGCGGCGGCATTGGCGCTTATCGCTTTAATCCATCGATCGGATCCCTTCCTACCGATGTTTCAATTTTCCCCGGCGTGAATGTCCAAGTGTTCCAGAAAAACACCAGCGCAACGGACAACACGGATTTACCCGTTTACGATTTGGGTTCTGATTGGTCTTCGCTCAACAACCCGCCGTCTGTCCCGGTGATCCGCCGCGCGCCAGAACCCGTCTTTTCATTCCCGACTGAATTGAAGGATGAAGACTGATGCCGATTATTCGAACGCTCGATTTCTACACGACACTTGGACCGGCGGACACCGTGATCAGCGGGTTCTTTGATCGGAACCCGGAAGCGCCGGACGTTCCAAGCGGCGCGGATGGAATGCGGGTTACTCCGCCGCAATGCGAGATTGCCGAACTGGCCGCCGGTCCGGCTGGCCCCGTTTACTACACCCTGAAGCTACCTGGAACCGGACTTCTGAATATCGCCGGTGCTTCGTTCAGCTTTTCGCCGCAGTATGCCAACCTTGCGACTTCAGATATTGAGTGGTTCCAGTGGAGTTACGATGCTTCAGAGCGAACGTTCACGATCTTCCTTCGCTACGATGGAACGGCGTCCGATACCTATCAGCTTGAATACAACGATACCAGCGGTGAAAACGACCGCGTTTATTTCTGCGTTCATGCGTTTCAGTCTGGCGATCAATCACCCACACAAGAGGTAGCGTGATGCCGCTTTATCCGGGGAAAACAACGATTCAAGCGCTTGGCGGTGATCGCGTCGAATGGAAGGCGAAGTTCCAGGTAAACGGTTCCGGCGTGCTTGAGGTAACCGCGCCGCCGTCCAACGTGGTTCGCATCATCAACGACGCGGTTACCGGCCTTCCGGGGTACGATTGGGGTTATTCGGAACGGACGTATAACCCGCCGTTGCCGCCGCAACCATTCGACGGCGTTCTTGTGTGCCAGTGGAATCAAGCAACGCGCACAATGACGCTACAGCGGCGAACGTTTACGCCAGCCGGCGGCGGCGCGGCTGAACCGCGCGCGATGGCGCGCGGTGATATTGCATGGCTTACCCTTTGGCTACGCAATACCGCCGTGCCGATCACGTATTCACAAGAGGTAGCCTGATGCTTCAGAGCACATCGAATAGTGTATGGGGTTACGGTCGCGGCATGGCGCGGACGGTCGCGCGCACTACGCGCGGAACCGGCGCGCCAGATGAAACAACGACCGAAGGGGCGATGAACTTCGCCTATCAAGGTCCCGGTGAATGGTTGGTTACCTTCGACTTCGCTGGTGTGACAGAGATCCGCTATCTGGCCGCGCGCATCCTTCAAGGCGGCGGCGCGCCAGATATTCAGGCGATGATTTGCATAGTTCCTGGAACCGGCGGCAAGCAAGCGACGGTTTCGCTTCGCGACGCATCCGCCGGCAATCCAGCGCCGCCGGCTGAAATCCCGGAAGACGGCGCGCTAGTAATCGATGTGATCACCGATCAAACCGGCGACATTCGGTTTAGCTACGGACCGCAAATACCGCCGCCAACGACCATTCCGCCGCCAGCGCCAAGGCCGCCGACTAGGGAAGTGATCTTGTGATCAAGAAAACTCCAAAGGGCTACGAAGTACGATCCGGCAAGGCGACTGGCGGAAAGCGGCTTGGCGGTCCCTACAAGACGCGCGACGCCGCTTTGAAAAGGTTGCGCCAAGTCGAGTATTTCAAGAGGGC